CTATGGGGTAGTTAAATAGGGGGGCTATCTACCCCCCTTCATTCCGTATATACTATATGTCTTATGCTTGTGCTCTATGCTTTGCTACACGCTCCTGTATCATTGCTAAGGCGGCTTGGTTGTCTGGCAATGCATAATCTGTTTCGATGCCTAAGCTTTCCATTAGGGCTATAATGGCACACCATCGACTTCTGTCTGCCTTGTGCATTGTGGACTCTGCACCATATGTCATTTCACTCTTCTTGCACTCTAAAAATGCTGCTGCTTCTTGTTGCTGGATGCCGGCAATTAATCGTGCTTTGGTTAATGTGGTTCTCTCTTTTTTCATACTCTCTTTTTTATTATTGGTTTATGGGTTATGCTAAGTCATCTATTACATCGTCAATTGTCCAACGGGTAAGTTGGCCTATGTATTCTTCAATCTCTTCTGCTTCAAAGCCTGATGCTACTAAGTTGATTGTGATGCTTGCAATTGTGCTTTGCAATCTTTTGGTGGTTTCAATACTTACTAAACCATCCATTCTCTCTAATGCTTCCAATGTTAATGTCATATATCTCTCTTATTAATTTATATAAAGATAAGTATTTTATTTCAATTATCCTAATTTTTTGTCAACTTTTTTTGAAACTTTTTTATCGGAGCAGTACCGGGTTATAAACCCGATACTACTTGTGAGCGTGGAATCCAAACATCAAATGATCCAATCTCATTGATGCGCTCTTGCAAGTCTGCTTTAAAGCGTGCAATATCTGCGAGGTTGGTTATATACTTAACTCCTAGCTTCTTTGAACATACTGGGCCTAATCCTGTAGCCTGTGATCTTTCATCAGTCAATGAAGCACCACAACATCTACATACACTAACCTCACCTGCTGTCATCTTCACAGTAGCCTTAACTGCTTTAGCTGACTCTGCATGAATCTCTGTGATGGTAAGAGTGAATGGAGCAAATTGCAACTTCTGATCTCTTTTCAATGCTCGCGCGTACCATTTAGTAACTACAATGTCAATTGACACAACTCGGCTTACATGTGCCGGCTTTGGTCTTTCTGCATTAGCTAAACACTTTGCAGCGCCTGCTAATTGCGCCGGTGATAATGTTTTGCCTCTTAATACTTTACCCTTAAGGTCTACTAGGAACGAGAACGATCCTTTGTACTCTTTCAATTTTGCTACGGTCTCTGCTGGTGTCATCATATCTCTTATTTTTTAATTATAAAATAAAGATAAGAAATAAATCAATACGATCCTAATCTTTTAGCAACTTTTTTTCAACTTATTTACGCGGCGTGTTGCTGCACCGTCCTTGTACATTACAGAGAATACTACATCCTGAATCATCTCATCAATGATAGTTTCTGCTACGAAGCCGTTGCAGTCTTCTTGCTTAAGTTCTTTTACAAGCCGGATCGTTGCTTCAATGAATTCTTGCTGTGCTGTGAGTGTTGTTTGCATACAATGTTTTTTACAGCAGAAATCCGACGCCTTTCGACGCCGGTCCCTGCCGAGAGATATATTTTAGATTGCTATAATTTGTTCTGCTATCATCATCTTCGGATCCTCAAAGCCCATTGCACATATGCGGGCTGCTTTAATAAAGCTTCTGAGGTTAATTTCTAATCCGTCAAATTCTTTATCCAATTGACGCATTAACTCCAATGCTTGTTGCTTAGCCGCCAAAGGAATACGAGACTCCATTTTAGTCATAAGCTGTTCCATTCTGGCAAACATTTGATCCGTTGTCAGGTCCACATCTGCTACAAAGCTACGGCTTCGGATTGCTTCGTCAAGCTTGCTTTGGCTGATGTTGCTGATGAATATTATTCTGCCTGTGAATTCAAAATGACGTGGCACTTCGCCGCCAAATTCGTCTTTGAGGGACTTTGTGGTGATGTAACTAATTTTGCGAGTGTCATAAGAGTCTAAGGCACCTTTAAGAATATTAACTGCATCATCATCTCGGAACACGGAGTCACAGTCATCCAACACGATGATCTTGTCACTGTTCTCATACAAGGTAATAAACAATCCTGCTGCTGTGGCTCTACCTTTAAAGTGAACGAAGTCATAGGATTCTTTTAAGCCCATACCTTCTAATGTATTCTTAACTAGGTGTGTCTTGCCCATACCAGCGCCTCCTGTGATTACCAATGACGGTTGAATGCCACGCCCTACCATTTTGGTTAAGCGTTCAATGTTCGTAAACATTACCTCCGGATCCTGCGTTTGCTTAACTGACATAAACGACATCTTTTGTGCCTCGGGAGCTACACCTGCTTGTGCTTGTGGTAAACGTGTTACTCTACCATTAGCACTTACAAACAACACTTCGTTGTTCTTCTCAGCATTCAACAATTGAATGTGGCGGATTGTCTCCTTACCTGCAATCTCTCCGGTTGCAACATTCTTACCAAACAATTTTCCTTTAATTCTAACTGGCTTAAATACATTTGTCATACTCTCTCTTTTTTTAATTAATAATATAAATTTAAGGAAAAAATCAATGCGATCCAACCTTTTTGCAAACTTTTTTTAAACTTTTTTTGGATCCAATTGTTCCAATGCTTTTAAGCATCCCGGGCAACCTACTATGGTTACTTTTGATAAAAATGCGTGATTGGCGCTTAATGCCGGAGTACCACATAAGTTGCCTGTACCTAATTTGTATGCGTGAGCTGTGTTGCTCCATACATTACCTTTGTTACCGAAGATCATAAATCCTCTTCCTAGGTCCTTTACATTTACGTAATTTTTCATATCTCTTATTTTTTAATTTATATAAAGATAAGCATTTTTTCAATGCGATCCTAATCTTTTGCAAACTTTTTTTAAACTTTTTTCAGGCCTAATTCAGATGCTACGTAATTGACGTGCTTAGTAGTAGTCTGGCTCCATGTACCTAATTCTCGGATCGTGCCGGCTTCTAAGTTAATAATGGCTACACAGGTTGTGTATGAAATAACTTGATCTCCATCTATTCGAAGATTCTCTTTGTAACGATTCAATTTTTTCATATGCTCTCTTTTTACGTCCGCATGGGCCAACATTGCTGTGGCCCCGGGACTATGTTGAGAGATATGTTTACTCCTCCGATGCAGCTTGCTCTGCTTCTATTTGTGCCTCAATAAATCCGTCTGTCTGCGCAGGGACATCTTCATCTTCTTCAACTACAAAGCTTTCAATTGAAGCCGTCACATGTTCCATAATTTCTCTGACATCAACATCGGCACTAGTCAATGTTATCTCGTTCCTGTAACTAAGTTCAAACTCAGCTGAATCAAAATCAATCAAACTATTTGAATTGTAATCCAAGCTTCTTTCAATCTTGTCAGCAATCTCCTCTGCTAACTCTTGCGTGATGCCAAACACTTTTTCAACGCGCACCTCAGGCTCCAATTGCTGGATAAGTGCAATAACATTGTCGATTGATACTACTGAGGTTAGCGCCTTTGCTCCCTCCAACTGCGAAATCAATTGTTCTTTTTTCATTCTCTCTTTTTTTTGGTTTTGTGGGATTATTCCCTTTTTATTAATAATATAAAGATAAGGACTTTTTCAATGCGATCCAAGCATTTTGCAAACTTTTTTATTCCTCAATTATTTCAAATAATTTTTTATCGATAAAGCCAACCGAGCCATCTCCAAACTGTATTTGGATGAATTCTGTTTCAACAATGTCATGTACAATTTCTTCTACCTCAAATATTTCTCCTTCAACAATTCGCTCTTCTTCCATTAATGGCTCTTCATTGTCATCAAAACCAACACATACCTCAATGTAACAATCTTTCAAAAATTTAATTTTCATATCTCTTATTTTTTAATTAATAATATAAATTTAAGAAAAAAATCAATGCGATCCTAATCTTTTTGAAACTTTTTTTAAACTTTTTTTTAATTAAGACTTGGGGTAAATCTAGGATCCTCAATAACATCTGCTGTGGCATCTTTACCATGCTGAATGCGTTTGTCAATCAATCCAGCTAACGCTTCCATAAACTCTAGCATATCGCCCTTTGCTTTTGCTGTTAAGCCTATTTGAAGGAACATTGCTAATAATTTGAAGTCATCGTCCCCTGTGGTAATAGCTAGGAACTCACATTGTGCAACAGCATCTCTAACACTGTCTACTAACGCCGAAGCGGCTCTTTCATTTGCATTTCTCATATCTCTTATTTTTTTATATACTTAAAGATAAGCATTTTTTCAATGCGATCCAAGCATTTTGGTAACTTTTTTTACTTTTTTTTTACTTGCGGATTGCTTCGATCGATAATGATATTAACACAACGATCCCTACTAACATAACGATCCCTAAGATTGCTTTTACTATGATCATGTCTTTTATTTTTGTGATAAAACAAATAATGGTAATACACACAATGCACCAACGATTGGATTACCCATTGCTAATACAAACATCCCGGTTACTGCTAAACCTACGGATCCGATTTCAACTGCTTTTTTCATATCTCTTATTTTTTAATTTATATAAAGATAAGCAAAAAAAGAATGCGATCCTAATCTTTTGCAAACTTTTTTTGCTTTTTTTGAAACTTTTTTTCTACAAGTATTGCTCCAATAACGTGATGCCTGGCATAGCTTGTAATCCTTTCTCAGCCAATCTAACCAATTGACGTGCACGCTCTCCGGTAACACCTAACTCTTCAGCTATCTGCTCCATTGGCTTCGCATACTCATAACCGATGCCATAATTCATACACAATGCTACACGCTGCTTCTCAGGTAACTGATTCAATGCTCTTTGCAAATCAAACACAAAGTCTGCCTTGTCTCTGCTAGACTTGGTAGCCTCAGCTTCTAAGAAGCGATCCGCATATGTTTCTTTGTTGTCATCATCGCCTACTGGTGTGTGGATGCTTTTGGTTGAGAATGCTTCGGTACCTGTCTTGTGTGAAGGGATCCTAACTACGCGGGATAAATCATTGAGTGCCTTTTGCAACTCGGCTCTGATATACCATACAGCAAATGTAATGAATTTAAAGTCTTTGCTAGTGTCAAAGCGTTCAACTGCTTCAAACAAACCTATATTTGCAAATGCAATCAAATCTTCTAACTCTAAGCCCATGCCCTGATAACCGCGCGCTACCTGGATTGCAAATCGTAAATTTGCTTTGATTAACACATCGCGTGCTTGAATGTCTCCTGCCTGAGCTGCGATAATTAACGCCTTCTCATCTGCTTTGGTTAAGGTTGGTGATTTCTTTGTCTCTTTGACATACTGACGGATACTTGCCGTTTCTGTTACAATTGCTCCGTTACTTACACTAATTCTTTTTGCCATAACTCTTTCTCTTATTTATATAATATAACCAACATTTTCTGTAAATCTGACACTTTTTTAAAACTTTTTTTAAACTTTTTTAGCCCGCTTATCTTACAAAGCGGGGAGTTCTTTTAGCTTCTTGCTCGGCTCTATAAATTGCATTTCTTTCTGCTTGTGCCATTGCAGCTTTAACAATTGCATTAACTTGTTGCGGTTTGCGGGCATCTGCTGTGAAGCGACCAATTACTGCATCTTGCTTGTAAAATCCTGAATTACGTGTTCCTTTTGCCATTTCTCTTATTTTTTAAATTTATGCTCTAGGGCCTTTCCCTAATTGCTATACATAAAGATAAGGAATAAATCAATGCGATCCTAATCTTTTGCAAACTTTTTTTGCTAATTAGTAAACATTTTTTGCAACCGCATCAAACGGAATTCCGTGGATCCTTCTTTGGTTTGTAATGTGTCGTTCCACTACACGTAATTTATCCTCAGGTGTCATGCACTTGAATTGGAAATATTGCTTACCTAACTTTAATACTCCATATTGGAATATGCGCCTATAGTTTCCATTAACAAATGCTATGCTAGGTGTCAATCCTTTAACTGTAACCCAACCTGTGGATTCAAAACCTCCGCGGACAAAATATTCGCGGCCGGTATATGTGTCTGTGATTTTAATTGTTTTTTGGGTACAGCTTGGAGCCGTGCCAATCAATTCTGCTTTGATGCCGCGCATTCCAATTGCTTCGGCTGTCCCTAGGAAAAAATCCTTCATTTTCAATTTTGTCATTTTCTCTCTTTTTATTTTATATTATAACCTAAAATTTCAAAAGGGTTACCCTTTTTGGGTAACTTTTTTTAAATTATTTTTCCGGAATGTCTTCCGTGTCATATAACTCATAATCGCCATCGCCATTACTGTCAGTAAATGCTTCTTGGAATCCTTTGCCGGACTGCACCATTGCTAATGCTTCTTCTTCCGTCTCTGCTTCTACTTCGAAGTATTGGAAAATTGTTGCTGGAATTTTTTGTTCAAACTTAAATAACTTTGCCATATATCTCTTATTTTTTAATTTATTATAAATTTAAGAAAAAAATCAATGCGATCCTAATCTTTTTCAAAAAAAGTTTCAAAAAAGTTTGCTGGCTAATTAAAGCCAACAAACCCTTGTTTCAAATCTAATTCTAAATCTTCGGCAATTTCCTTTAAGCGATAATAAGGAGCATCTTCTAAATCTTCTTCTACTATGCTAGACACACTAGCTACATCATATCCATACCCGAAGCCATACCCGGTAATAGCTACTTGTATATCCTTTAAGCTTTTAGGTGCTTCCGAGATCCATTCCATATCAGACATAAACTCTTCTCCCATTTCTGCTTGGAACTTATTGCATGCATCCATCCACATTTGGTGCACTGCGGCTTTAACTTGCTCTGCAACCTGATCATTGTGGTCATACATTTCCTTGCTCCAAGGCTTCGTGATCTCAATTCCAAATTCAACTTTTTTCTCTTTTTTCATATCTCTTATTTTTTAATTATACATAAATTTAATGAATTAATCAATGCGATCCAAGCATTTTAGGAAAAAAGTTTGGAAAAAGTTTTTGCTGTCTTAATAGGCTCTTTAAAGTCATTCTCACGTCCCCAAATCTCAGCTAAGCCACTATGGCCACATTTTGGAGTAACTGTATATAACACGTTGCCTGTGGTTAAGTCACAAATTCTAAAATCATCATATAACGGGCCATTCAACGGACAATTATTCTTAAAGAACACATACGTTTCCAAAATGTCAATCTGAGGATTATGTTTGATAAACGTCTTTACTTGCTTCATCAGGTTCCAGGATTTGCGTTGCAGGCTAGAATCTTTACAAAACCAATCGTAAAAATTATAACATTCATCATTACGGCCCGACGAGTCTAATATTAACCCGTTTTCGAATCCATTTAATTGCGTTGCTAAATTTGCTGTCTTTGTCATATCTCTTATTTTTAAATTATACTTAAAGATAAGGAAAATAATAATGCGATCCAAGCAAAATGCAAAAAAAGTTTAGAAAAGTTATTCACAATTTTATTCACAAAGTTATTCACAAAAAAAGCACCCGGGAATAAGAGAGAAACCCGAGTGCTTAAGCCGCCTGGAAATAAGAGAGAGAACCAGGCCGGTCCAATGCGTGGTAGGATCAACGGTGTTCGGAGCGTTGCGGCATCCTGTGGTTGTGATCCTACCGTTACGATCCGCCGGGTGTGTCTGGTTGGAGCACATGTATCCCGGACCCCGTCGTTAAATATTCCAATTGTCTTGGTTAAAGCGCCAATCCAAGTAAGCACCGATCCCTAATACTACTGCTATTAATATGATTATTTCCATGTTATCTTCTTAATTACACTTATATTATATGATAACGCGCGCACATATCCAACCAAATGTGCAAAAATGTTTACTCTGTATAGCTAGTGATTCCAACTAAAACCGTTCTAACGGGGCTAAAAATAAGGCCTGGACTAAAAATAGGACTAAAAATAAGGCCACTTCGTCTAAAAATAAAAGGCTGTTTTTTCTAAAAATAGCCTGAATTTCGTCTAAAAATAACCCGGGGTGGGGAAGATCTGCTAAAAATGTACGGATATTGCTCTAAAAATAGGACGCTCAATAGCTAGTGATCTGAACATGACCAGCACTACATGCACTATATACGCGATACCAGGTTACTCGCTATATACGCAAGATCGCATCTAAAAGCAAAATCACTATATACGAGGACTAAAAATAACTGCACATTGGTCTAAAAATAAGGCCGCTCCTTCTAAAAATAAAACCAGGTTCCGATCTAAAAATAAGGCCACTTCGCCTAAAAATAGCCGATACCCTCTCCCGCGCCATACAGTTCGTTTAAGAACATCGAGGCCGTTTTAAGGGTTTGAATCCATTAGAACCGTAATATAGAGACTATGCCCCGCGAGACTGCGTAGGACCGGTAGGGAGATATATAACCTCGCCAGTCTGATGCTACTAGACACTAAACATTGCTTTTATTCTAAAAATGCGTCTAGCACTTTTACTGACAATGCAACTAAAAATAACGTGGGGCGGGGAAGGTACTAGACTCTGCCTTAAAAATACACCACCTAGTAACCTGGGTACGGGATCATCATGTTACGTATGCTTATACTTATTACATGTACTTGCATTACTTACATTATACTTATTATGTGTATTGTCTTATGCTGTGTTCTTTATATGCTTCTTCAGTATCCGTAAACATTGCATTCCTACGGCTACTTGTTAGTTTGCAGTCAGTTCACGTGTATCAGCTTAAGTTAGATAACACGATTATTCAAAAGGTGGTGGTGTTGGTACAGGGTGATAATCAATAAGTGGCAAGTCTTTTACCCACATAAAGTCAGGGTTTACACATTGCTGCATTTCTTCTTGTGAAATTACCCATTCAGCATCAGCTGTAACTATGGGATTAAAAAAGCTGTCAGGAGCATACCATTGTCCTTGTAATTCGTCTTTTTGTACTTCTGTTAATAGTCCTACTTGTATCATACGTTTCTATTTAATGCTGTTTGAAATGTGGTTACTCGGCTGTTTAGGTTGGTTGCATCTGTATCAGTTAAACCATCTGATAAAAAACCAAAAGCTAATTGATGGTTGCTATAAAAATCAGTTCCTGCTGTATTATTTCTTGCACCTAAATACATATTCCCATCAAATACTGCTGTCGTATTAGTAGTGTTTGTTCCCAAACTTACACCTGAACGATATGCTTGAAAATCTGTTGCGCTTCTTCTTGTACCAATTAACAATCCAGTAGTAGGGTTTGCCGTATAAGATATTAATGTTGAAGACGTACCGCTAATAAAGTTAGGAGATGTAAAATTATTTTGAACAAATAAACTTAATGCAGAATCAAAGCCTCCCCATACTTTTATGCCTGTTGTGTCATTAGTTCTTGAATAAACTCCGTATGCGTGACTTGTAGCTGAAATATTTGTTTGTACTTTTAACTTAGTATCAGCATATCCATTAGTTCCATTAGGTGTTGCACCTGTACTTGAATGAGTCCATCCACCGTTGAATACCAATCTAAATGCTCCGTCAGTATCTTGAGGGTCTTTAAGGTTGTATTTGTGAGTTGTACTTGTTCCACCCACAAAAGGATAGACAGCTTTCATTTTAGTCCACAAACTATCTGCTTTAAGTCCTATTACAAGGTTGTTAATAGCGTTTGCTTCTACTTGGTCTTGAATATCTGCTGCCGTTACAAAGGCTTGTGCATCTGCATCACTTACTGTTTGTGTGCCTATTGACCTTCCTAATGTTGTTTGAAATGCTTGTACTGCTGTGTAAAAGTTGGCTGCTTCTGTGTCATCAAATCCATCTCCTATTGAAGCGAAGGCACATTCTAACGTTGAATAAATGTTGTCAGGATAATTTCTTTTACCTATATAATAAGATACATTTGGTTTTGTTGTTCCCGCTGCCCCTGTTGATGTAGTTAAAATTGTAGTTCCATTCTTAATATATTTAAACAAATTAGATGCCGTTCTTGAATTTATAAGAAAATATCTACTATCACTTGTAGCTGGTATATTAGCATTTGCAGCCATATTCCACATTGTGCTTCCGCCAGCTCCACTTCCATAACGTAAATTCAAATCAACTAAAGGAACTGGGCCACCACCCATTTCAATTCCACCTTGTGCATTTGTTCTTGAATAAAAACTTATGTGATTAGAATTTATATTTGTTAAATGTGAACTTGGTGTATAAAAAGTATCGGCATATCCATTTGTTCCATTTGGTTTTGCTCCTGTACTTGAGTGTGTCCAACCTCCATTAAACACTAATCTAAATGCTGCATTTGTGTCTAAAGGATTTTTTAAATTAAACTTATGTGTCGTTGCTGTTCCACCAACAAACGGATATAACGCAGAAAACTTAGTCCAAATGCTATAACCTTTTAAGTCTACTACTAATTGATTAATAGCACTTTGTTCAGTAGGGTCTGTTATTGCCGCTGCTGTTATGAATGCTTGTGCATCTGGGTCAATACTTGCCGCAGCATCTTCTCCACCCGTACTAGTGACACTAGCAAATATCCTAGCTTCTAATTCAGCACGTAATACACGCTGATAGTCAGCAAAACGTTTTGCATTTTGTTGTTGTATTGTCTTGCTACGAGATGTTGCAGCTTGTTGTTCTTTGATGCGTTCTCTTTCAACTTGATTGTGAACCAAATCAACCCGCTTAAGAAATTTATTATACTTATCATTCATGCAATAATAAATATGATGCTTAGCAGAAAGGGATGTTATTCTGATTTAAAGGTTATCGATTCACTGCACATTGATCAATCATTTCTGATAATCGATAAAGCTCATATGTTTGATATGCTAACGCTATTGCAATTGCTATCAAAATAATTGTATTGATTTTTTTACCTGTATCCATATTAATATTCTACTTCTTCTTGTTTGTTTAATTCTTCTTGCCGTATACGATCCTCTGCATATTCATATACTGCAAAGAAATCATCACGCTCCGGTTTATTTAATTGCAATAGTCTCGGGCCTACGGTGCGCATATCACAGCATCCTTCGTCACCATCATAATGCAATGTGGCAACGGTATAGCAAGACTCTGGATTCACGAAACAATTTTCATGTATACTAACATTGTCATTTCTATAGAAGCCTCCGCTTAATTCCCAACCGTTGTCAACGTATTCTTGCTCTTTTCCGTAATAACGGTTAGGATACCATTTAATGATTTCATAACGACCTTGACTAAAACGGCATTCAATTTGATTGATTCTTATTCTCATTTGTGTTGTTGTTTTGCTTGTTCTAAATGCCGGCAACGTTTTCTAAAGCCAAACCCGGCACATGTACATGACCATCTAGCATTTTGCAATGTCACGGTATATGTAGATCCAGACGAACTTGCAATTTGATACTGTGCATCTCCGTTAAAGACGCGTTGTTTAAATTGCCGTCTAACCCATATAGCATTTGCATCTTCTGCCGTAACGTCTTCTGCTACTCGTATGCTACCTCCTTCGGCATCATGAAATATCATGGTACGACCTGTAATAAAATTAACAATGATAGGAGGAAATAAAGACTCACCTCTTTGCATTGATCTAACTTGTTGTTTGCTATGAATTACATGTTGATGCATACTCTTATTTTATACTATAATATAAGAAATAATGCATTACAATCCAACCTATTCGTCATCTAATCCGTCTAGCATTGTTACGTCCCAATCCAATTCATCATCACTTCCCCAATCCGATGCATCAGATACATCATGATGGAATAAAGCTTCTTTTAACGTTTTTATATCAAACTCTATAGGTCCATACTCACCATCAGAACAATCAAAGACAACTTGATCTCCTACTAGTTTTAAATAGGCAGGACGATGCCATTGTGCATCTCCTTGATATACTATAGTTTCTCCGCTCATTGTTTTTACTTGTTTTTGTTGTTCTTGATATTTCCAACCATAATCCGAATTATTCTTCCATAATTCAAACATCACTAGTATCCATTCTACAAAGTCTTTTTCGTAGGTTAAACCTTCAACTTCGGCGTGAGTATTGCGAAGGACCCAACCTGTCCAATTTAATGTCCAATCTTCCATTATTTAATATCCTTTAAAGCATTCATACACATTTCTTTTAATGCATCTAATTCAATCTCTGGTACTGTATCTGCATTAAAACATTGAAAGCCGGCAGTCTCAACATGATTATCGACCATTGACAATACATGATAATCATCTAGTTGTGTTTGCAAGCCTTTAGTTATTTCCGTTAACTTATCGCTACCCATGGTTTCTAGAGCTGATACTGGAATACGTATTATGAATATTGGTTTTGCCATATTATTTTTTTAACCAACCTAATTTAATCAATAGATCTAGAAAGCCTCGGAATTTAGCAATGCCTTCCAGTGTCATCATTTTTTTAGCTTCTCGCATACTTAACTCATCGCCTTCATATACTCCCAGCATCCACGTTGGATTGTCTATGCTATGTTCAATCCAACTATCATTTGTGTCGCCAACCTTTTCAGTAATTGTTAACCAACAATCGCCCCACGTATCTTCTAATGCTATGCCATCTGGAGCTAACAATATTTTTGCTTCAAATGCATATTCCGAATCTTCCCATACGCGATGCAAACTACGTGTTACATCAAACTCGGCAATGTCTATCATGCTTACCGTGTCGGATATTATAGGCTTTGTTGTTTCTTTAACATACCAAACGCCATTAACTTGAATTCGATCTTCCATCTTGTTATTATTTAATCAAACCATTTTTTAAATATCGTTGCATCAGCAACAGATTCTGTATTCTTTGTAACCTTTGTCTTTCTAGGAGCCGCTTTGCCGCTTTTAGGTTTTCTAAAACGTTCATAAGCTGATTTCAATTCGCCCGACATAATCTTAGAATATGGCACATGGACTTTGTGCTCGTTATCAAAATTCATGTTAGGTCTATTTACTGCACTCATTTACTGTAATACATTCGTTGTTGTTCTAAAATAACTTCACGTAACATTGCATTCTCACGTTTTAATTCTTTACACGAGTCATAACGTTTCATAGTTTTAGTAACAATATATACGCCTAATACACTTCCTATAAGTGCCCCAGCAATCATTGCCCAATATTCTGTTTTCATAATCCATTAATGTATTGATTAGCAAAAAGTAACCGAGCCAATTTAAACTCTCGAGCTACATATAATTTTAACCCATGTGCATGAGCTATTGGCTTAAGCATCGGCAGAATCTTGCTCAACGGCTGTTTGCCTAGCTGCGTTTTGTTCATAGTCAAATCTTTGAATGATAAATTTTCTTTGTGCGGAGCTTCTGGCGCTAGTCTTTTGTTGTACTTGCTCATACTCCGTTGTTAATTGTTCCATGGTTAATTCTGCAATTTCACGCATCGAGGGTGTCATGAATTCGCGTGGGTCAATTGTTTGTTGAAGCTGTTCTAACATTTTTTGTACTGCTTCATCTGTAGAGTCAATGCCATTTACTTGCATGAACTTTTGAAATTGTTCTTCTGTCATTTTATTTTCTTAAAGTTAAAATTTTACTTACTGTGCCACCACAAATGAATGCGTATAACATAAAGATTACACCTGCGGATATCTTGTATCCAATATGCAAATTTGATGCAAATAACATGGCTACTACATCACTAACTAATAGTATCGATACTAATAGCAATGTCATATAAATTACTTTTTCTGCGCTTCTTCTATTTCCCATAACTGTATGATTTTGTATTTTTAATTCCACAACCTTCTCTAGCAAATTGATCTAATGAACGCTTACCACATACGCAACTATGACTATTTTCATCAAACATACAGTTTTTAAATGCAGATTTCTTGTTTTGAATAAAAACATGCACTTCCGAATCTAAATCATTGGAATACCCATCGGGATACACCGTACGAACTATACGCATAGGACGCATCGGTACAGGCTTTTTGCATAATAAACCTATACTACGCATTGATCTCAATACTAGTAATTTTAAATTTCTTTTTTTCATAACTCTTTATTTTCTATAATATAGTAAAAAAGGGCCTGGAATCCAAGCCCTAAACACACAAAACTTAAGTTATTTTATCCTTTAATTAATTTTTTAGAACCCATCATATCAAAATAGGTATCAATAGCTTTGTCAATTCGTGAATCAGTATATCGCTTTGCATTTTCATTCAACTCGGCGCCAATGCGATGCAACTCATCGATAGCTTGATCTGTTTCTTTTCGAGTCTTATCAATTTGATTCATAATGGTTTTTTCAACCATCGTTACGTCTCGTCCTGCAGCTTCAAATTGTCGCCAAATTGATTCATGTTCGGATTGCATGTTGCGATATATGTTATCTGTATCACGTTCTAACCTCAGGGTTAAATCGTTTAGTTGTTTGTTTAGTTTTACAATCTTAAGCAAACCTACAACAATTACTGATAGCATTGCTACCAAAACAATCGTAAGCATACCTAAAACATATGCTGTTACTTCCATAATTTTACCTTTCTTTTTGTTTTGTGTGTTTTATTTTATTTTGTGATATGCTCTTTCAATTGGTATTCTAAGTTCAACAGTATCCTTCAAGTATATGATTTCTTTAGGAACATATATGCAGTGTCGTTTATTATCAAATTCTACATGTTCGTGCCATTGTGACACAATGATAGAATCATTAAATGGAATTTGGTATACTGAATATGCATCACACGTTGATTTTGATTTACAGGCAACCAATAATGGTAACAATAATAGTAACTTTCTCATTATAAATATTTTTTTCTTAATATTAAATCGTAATAATTGATTGTTTCTTCTTCATCTTTTGAATGTCTAGTCCAAACATTTGGAAATTCCTGTTTACATTGCTCAATACGCTCTGCTTTTGATTTTGTTTTATCAGTACAATATTCATAATATATCCATGACTCCCAATAATGGTCTTGTTCGGGTGCATTCCATATAATTGCTATTTGGTATCCAAAAAATACAAATGACCAAATAGGTGCCCATTCAAAACGAATATCTTTAGCTGTCCATTTTGTTTTCCATCCTAAACCAACAATATCAAATCCAATACGTTTAGGAACAAATTCTGACCATCCTGGTTTTGTTTTGGATCTAACTGTTTTACGTGGATAGAAATATGGTGTGCCAATAGCTATTTTTCCAATATAAAACCTTGGCGTAAGTGGTTTAAATGGAGAAAAATACGTTTTTAAATATCTAAAATCTTTCATAGTTTAAATAATTCGTAGTTACTATTTTGTGTTTTAAATTTAATGTAGTCTTCTCTTTGCTCTACAATTTCAGTTACAGCCGTAGTTTGCCAAGTAAAGAAATCATTGAATGGAGACATTAACAATGATCTGCCTTCGGCGGGGTCTGTGTGCTTATCTCTGAAACGTCCTTCTTCATTCCATTCCAGCCACATAACATCAACTGAGTGTTTTGTTAACCCATCTCGTTCTCTAACAAGTTTCCAATTTGGTTTACCTTGTGTCAACAGTTCAGCTAAGTCTTCTAGCTGTACGGGCAGTTTAGTTTGTTTTAGTTTACTCATTTGTTGTCCAGTTTAAATCTGAAAATTTTAAGCCCCACATTAGTCCAATCATTGCCATTTGACGCTCTGCATACTTTGCATAGTATCTGAAATTCTTCATGAGATATTTTTTACCCCATTTCTTCCACTCATCATATTGAGCTTCAGTCATTGTCCATTCTTGAAACCAATTATCCTTACGATCCTTTACATCATCATAAGTAACTGCATGTCCTGCAATTTCAAACATTTTGTTAATCATATCCGGAACTAAGTTTTGCTCCTTCTCATAACGTGTCATTCTCTTTTTCATAACTTTTTCTTTAATATAAAAAATATGTTTTAATTTTACAACCATTTAATTTCATTTGTTACATTGTTCCATTCCATTGTTAATGGCTCATTCTCATACTGATATTGTTCATTGAGAATACTTGCATTAATGAAATGTGTATGTCCATTAAAATAATATCCTGCTGATCCATGAATGTGTCCAAATACGTGTATCTTGGGACGAAATTCATCAACACGATGACGTAGCATTTCACAACCTACTCGCACACTTTGTCCTCCAGGAATATCCAAATATCCAAATGCAGGCCCATGTGTGATTAAGATGTCAGTGTTATCAGGTATTGCATCCCAACGAGCTTTCATGGCTTCACCATTACGGGGTAAATTGAATGCCCAATTATGAAATTCCGGCTGCCATGGCGAACCATAAATACGAATATTGTCTTCTGGATATTCTCCGTTAGGTCCATCATTGTAATCAACCCAATCTTCGTCTTGCAGATAGTCTATTGTTTTATATTCATCCAGAATCATTTTTCTCCAATCAGCATCATGTTCAAACAAACGATCATGATTACCTGCAATGAATATTTTGTTCTTGTAGTTATTTATTCCTTCAAACCAATCTAAGAAATCTGTAGCTTCATATTCATATCGGCCCGAATTCATAAAGTCTCCGGCATGAATAAGAATATCACCACCTGGTAAATCCTTTTCACAATAACGATGTTTGGTATGTGTATCCGATATAAATGTTAATACAAGCTTCATAATATAATATATAAAAATAATTCAACTATTCCAACCAGTAAAAAACCCTTAGCAGTTTCCGATGATCAGTCAGTCTTACTAAGGGGCGATACTGGTTATAGGATTGTTCAGCGAGGATGCGTCCATCACCATCTGAAGCAGGTTCCACTTCCCGGCACCAAGAAGGCCATACAAGTGAGCTGATCTTACGGTAAGCCCGATGGCACTGGGCCTATGGCTATCTCACCACAGGGGGGCAAAAGATCTACCCTGGTACGCTCGACCGTGGTCACCACAATCCAGAAGCGTGGTAGATACTAATATAAATATCTGAACTTGTAAAACCCATCTCCTATGAGGTAAGGAAACTCCATTCCATGTTTTTTGCGTAGTCAGGGTAGGATTCGAACCCACAATGAGCAACCTTTTTACGGGACTCGGTACCATACCTCATTACGCTCCTGACTATGTAATTACAGATAATAAAGTGCCTGATCCATGTACTACCGTGGGCACTTTTAGTTTGATAAGTTACGCTTCATGGTCACTACCTGTAATTTGTATTCCCACGGAGAATCGAACTCCGATTTTTAGGATGAAAACCTAATGTCCTAACCGTTAGACGATGGGAACGTATTTAACTCATCATCAAAATAAATTCTTCTCGTAACCTTGCTTCTTCTTCAGCATACATTACTAATTGGCAATCTTCCTGCGTACCTTGATATACAACTAGAGCTGTTGCTTCATCTATTACCTGATAAGTGTCGTTCATTAAATGTTCTACTGTCATCTCTTTATTTTTATACTTTAAATATATAAAAAATAACAATACAATCCAACCTTTATCGTAAAATTGTTACATGTCCATGAATCAATCTACGTTCATCTGTACCTAGAATGCCAAAGTCAATCACCCAAGTATAAACACCATCATGTACATTCTGACCACTATAAGTTCCATCCCATCGAGCTTCAGCATCCCAACTTTCCCATATCAAATTACCCCATCGATTGAAAACAACTAGGTGAAAGTCTGCTGCTTCATAAGGCCCACTGAACACCGGCCCCCACGTGGTATTGTATTCATCTCCATTTGGTGTAAATGCGTTAGGTACCCAATATACCAATGGATCACATTCTGTTACGGTAACTGTATATGTTTGTGGCACACTAGGACAACCTGCAGCAATTGCCGTTGCTGTAAGTGTATACGTACCCGGGCTGTCCCATGTAATTGTTATTTCATCTCCGTAATAATACGATCCATCGCAATACCATTCTATGTTGCTAGCAATATCCGATGATGTTGAATAGTTAAAAGTCTTCGTATCGCCACATATTTCCAAGGTCTGCTGCGTGATTGCGGCAAACGGCATCAAGAATGCTATGTATCGAAACAACTTCATTAATTGTGCTGTATTGGGGATAATACCGGTGTTGGATTTACTGTGGCGCCTGTCACTGCAGTAAATGTACATCCACTTTGTGTATATGTATATGTTATCAATGAATTAGTTATACCGGGGCAGAATTGATTGCCCGTTACTCCTGTTCCAGACCACACGCCACCCGCAGGTGTTGCTGCTAAAGTCACACATGGATCGTTAGCACAAAAAGGTCCTACCGGAGTTATGGTTGGCACTACCTGATAAATTAATACGTTAAGTGTTACTGGAGTTGCTGCACAGCCACTAGTGCTTGTAAATGCTACGGTAATTGCATTGTTAATCAGGCCTGCAGGACATGCTGACCAATTGACTTGTATTGAATTAGTTCCTTGACCTGATACTAAAGTAGCACATGGTGGGATCGTCCAAGTATATGTTCCTGTACCAGCAGATGGTACTTGATAAGTAGATAAGGCAGTTGTTTGATAACAGACTGTATCTGGGTTTGTTGTTGTTAATTGTGACCAAGTAATACTTGATATCAACATTGCGGCAATAAGTAATAATCTTTTCATAGTTCTCCTTTAATTGTGTTGTATTGCCCCTAATACTATGGGCGTAGTGTTAATTGTTCCATTAAATACTGTGAATGGTGTTACTGCATCACACGTAGAGCTATTATAACTTCCCCATACACCATCCGAGCCAGGTGTTACTTGTAGCAATAGACTTTGTGGCGTACACACATTAGCTACTGTGAGTGTTATACAAAATGTCCATGTACATGATCCGGCATCTCCAAAGTCATTTCCTGCATTTCCGTCGTTATTCAAATCAAAGAAATATCCAGGTCCTACTGTTGTTATAGGGGTTGTTGTTGAAGTTACAGATGTCATCCATATCCATTGTCCACCGGTGGCAGCGCCTCCACAATTTGCTGGAGCCGTTTGTGGTGTAACAGATGCCCAACCTGCACCTAATGTCAAATCAAATCCTTCGATCCAATTTGTTCCTGCCTGAGAATATCCCGTCATTGTGTAACATGCAGTTACAGTTTGACCAGGAAGATATGTTCCTGCAACAGGTGGAGGAGTTAATGTAAATGATTGAGTTCCGTTGCATTGTGAGAATGCATAACTCCAAAGTAACGATATGAATAAAATGAAGCGCATATACTAATAAATACCTTATATGATTTTTTCAACATATGTACACGTTTCGCCAGCATCAAATCCTTTTTCTAGAAGAAGTGGTAATGATGCGGGTTTGCACCATGCGTATGCTAACCATCCGGGATATTTGGTTTGTACATATTCCCAACGAGCATCCCACAACATTCTGAAGATGCCTTTACGGCGATGTTCTTCATGTACCCAAGCATCTAAGAATTTAATCTTTTGATCTCGTTCTCGTTCCATATAGATATGTCCTACAATGTCTCCGCTAACCATAGCGATCCACGTTTCTAACTGCTGAGCATTGCTTTTTAAATGTACTATTTTTACGTCTTCCATTACTTTAATTCTGATAATAAACGATTGATTCTTGTAATAGACTTATCCTTTAAGGGCAATGGGGTGCCATCTTCATCAATATAAACAAATTTCATATGTGTTTGCAATACAACATATTGCTTACCAGTACGAACATTATGAGCTCGAGCTTCTATGTATATAGTTACAGACGTTGTTCCTATAGCAGATGGTTTGCCAAATATTTTAAGAAGTTGTCCTTCTTTACTAGGTTTTTCGAATACACATTTATCAATGCTTACTGTAACCATTCGTGGCGTATCGCAAAGTTGCATTGCGTACGCAACTGCTGCAGCATCTAGCCAGCTGAGTAATTTGCCTCCAAAAAGATTTCCATGGAATCCTAAATCTGATTTTTTAATCGGATGGGTTGTTAAATGTTCCATAACTAATTTATTAATGGTGCTTTAATTGTCGGGTGTGATTCGTAGTCGTCAATCTGAAAGTCTTCTATAAGCATTGATAGAATTTCAACACTAACATTGTAGTCTTTGACATCATCTACCGTAGCCCAAAACTCATCATTTATGTACAAATTTGGTAATCGATATGGTTGTCTTACAATTTGTTCGCGTGCTTGTGATAGATGATCTTGATATAAATGCGCATCTCCCAAATTACCAATAAGCTCATCAGGTATCATGTTAGTCATCTTTGCTAGCATATGAAGCAGCAATCCATAAGATGCTATATTGAATGGTAAACCTAAAAATGTATCTACTGAACGTTGATTCCACATTAAAGAGATTGCTCGGGTTGGTGCTAAATCTAATGGATCAATATTTGGAGTATAGCCACGTTTAAAATATTCTGCCTTTCGTTCTTCTATACTCAACTCTCTTGTATAAACTTGAAACCCATAATGACAGGGTGGAAGTGTCATTTGGTCTAATTCGCCTACATTCCAAGCTGAAACCATTAGTCGTCTAGAATCTGGATTTGTCCTGAGGTCACGGATTAGGTTTGCGATTTGGTCTATTTGTTCAGGTACCCAAGCAGTATGAGCATTGAGCTCTTCCGATTTATCAACTAATTTACCTTTCCAAGCTCTCCACTGCTTACCATATATTGGTCCTAAATCACCCCACCGTTCTGCAAATTTAAAATCTGATTTCATTTGTTCAATAAACCAATCTTGATTTGGAACGTCTTCATGCCCAATAAAATGTTCTGAGTATTTTTTGTATGCGTCTCCTGTCCAGATGTTGCAATCATTGTCTATAAGATATTTGATATTTGTATCACCACGTAAAAACCATAACAACTCCGTTACAATTCCTTTCCAGTACATCTTCTTTGTGGTAAGCAACGGAAAACCATCTTTCATCTTGTGTCGGATCTGACGTCCGAACAATGATACAGTTTTGCCATTGCGTGTACTCTTCACGGTACCAGATGTTATTAGTTCAAACAAAAGATCCTGATATTGTCTATCTAAACTATTCATCGCGTTTCTTAGAAAATAAAGATTCAATTGCAATTACAAATGCTGCTATAGGATATATTATAAATCCTATCCAAAATGCACGTATGCCAATCAACATACGTTTAATTTTACTGGGTCTTTTTCTTTTAATCATACAATTCTAGAATTAAGTAAATTGATAAGAGCTTGTACTTCTCCAAACTCAGTGAATCGAATATTAGGATGAGTATCAAACAATTCTACATACCATTGACCCGTCTCATCTACTTCATCACTTGCACACGAAATAAATCCGAAACCAATAACTACATCGTGAGTATAATAATAAAATGATGAATCGGTAGTTGTTTCCCCCGTCTCTGTATCTGTAATCGTAATGGTATCCGAACTGTCTTCTCGTTTGAATCCTAGCAATTGAAGTTGTTTTTCAGTCATAACATATTATATTAATTTATTCACACATTTCAAAATCTACATCTGGAATTGTTTCACAAAAAAGAAAGTGGGTTGAGTTTCTCAATACATGATCTGCCCCAACCCAGTCTCTATATATTTGTACATATTCCATGTTTGGTTGTTCGTCTAATCTAGGAGCAAAGTGTGAAATGAATTGCGTCCTTAGTATTTTATATGCTACGTCGTTATGTACTTGAATTTGCATTACATCATCGGCATTTGTGGTTCATCATCTTTTGTAGGTCCATCTACAATTACACATTCCGTAATCAAGATCATTGATGCAATTGAAACTGCATTCTCTACTGCCGTTCTGGTTACTTTGGTTGGATCAATAACACCCATCTCATACATTAACCCGTAAGCTCCGCTATGAGCATTATATCCAAAATCGCCAGTACCTGATTTTACATTTGATACTACTACTGCACCTTCGGTACCCGCATTCTCAACTATCTGTCGAAGTGGAGCTTCAATAGAAGCCTTTACTAAATCAATACCAATATTTTCATCAGCATTGGTGCTTTTTAATGCGTCTAATGCGGGCTGACATCTAATCAAAGCAACTCCCCCACCTGGCACGATACCTTCTTCTATTGCGGCTCTGGTAGCAGCTAATGCATCATCTACTCGGTCTTTCTTTTCTTTCATTTCCGTTTCAGTTGGTGCACCGATATACAATACAGCAACGCCACCGGCTAATTTAGCTAAACGTTCTTGCAAACGTTCTCTATCATAATCTGATTTAGCTTCTTCAATTTCATGACGAATAGTTTCAATGCGACGTTGAACTGCTTCTGATTCACCATACCCATTAATGATAGTTGTTTTGTCTTTGTTGATTTCAATTTTCTCACAACTACCCAATACATCCATATCACATTCGGCTAGTGTCAAACCTCTTTCTTCTGAAATAACCGTTGCTCCTAATAATACTGCTAAATCTTCTAATTGTGCTTTTCTAGATTCACCAAATCCTGGAGCTTTGACTGCGGCAACTTTAAGTGCACCTCGTATACGATTAACAACTAGTGTCCCTAGTGCATCCCCATCAACATCTTCTGCAATAATAACAAGACCTTTACCCATTTGAACTACTGGTTCTAATATGGGAAGCAATTCTTTCATGCTAGATACTTTGCCATCAATTAACAATACGTATGGAGCATCCATTTCGCAGGTTAATTTTTCTTGATTAGTTACAAAATAAGGTGAAAGGAATCCACGATTAAACTGCATACCTTCTACGGTCTTTATTTCAGTTTCAGTACCCTTTGCTTCCTCTACGGTGATCACACCATCTTTACCTACAACCTTCATTGCTTCTGCAATTAAACTACCAATTGCTTCATCATTATTTGCAGATATAGTAGCCACCTGTTTGATTTTATCATTATCAGATCCTACTTCTTGTGACATTTTCTTAAGTTCACTAACAACGGTAACTGCAGCTTTATCCATTCCTCGTTTTAAATCTATAGGATTTGATCCTGCGGCAACAACTTTTAAGCCACCCGTTGCCAATTGTTGAGCAAGTACGGTTGCAGTAGTAGTTCCGTCTCCAGCAATATCGGCTGTTTTTGAAGCAACTTCTTTCACCATTTGCGCTCCTAGATTTTCAACAGGGTCACTTAATTCAATTTCTTTTGCAACAGAAACACCATCTTTAGTAACGTGTGGACTTCCAAACTTTTTGCCAATAACTACGTTTCTTCCTTTTGGACCTAATGTGGTCTTAACTGCGTTAGCTAACGCATCAACTCCGGCCTTTAATTTAGCTCGGGCATCTGAATTGAATTCAATTTGTTTACTCATAACCTTTCTTTCTTATAACTTTTATATAAATATTATATTGTTTTATTCGGCCATTTCCAAGAACTTTTGATTAACTGTTCTGGATACTTGTGACATATTCACCGGGTCAATAAATTGAGCATCTGGCCCGTACATTGTATGAAATGCGTGTTTTGTTCCGGCCCATATTGTCCCTTGGTAAATAAAATATGAAATAATATTCATTCCTATTTCTCGGAAACCGTTTATGACTCTACGGGTATATTCTTCTCCATTATAAGAATATTGCGTTCCATATACATTAGAAGGTTCACCATCTGAATAGTTTATAAAAATACATTCATCGCCTTTTGCATCTTGCTTGATGTCTTTTTCAATACTTTTAAATGCAATGCCCTCTGGAGTACATCCAAATGCGTCTAGATACTTAAACAATGATTTAATCTTAGACATTTTGTCATGTGCAGAATCATATGCATACAATGTAACTGTCTTTTCTCTAGATGCAGATAAACAGTCTGTTCCTCGCAATGATATTTGAACTCTAATACCCGTTGTCATTGAAGCTGCTTGTGCTATAGCTACTGCAGATGTTATTGCATTTCTTAGTTTATCTCCACTCATTGATCCCGATGCATCAATTGAAATATGTATGAAATAATTTTTATAACGATCCGTAACGATTCGATGAAATACATTGACATTATCATAACCTAATTGAGAAACTAAACGTCTATCAATTTTACCAGCTGCCAATCTTGTAGTCTTAAGAGTTCGATCTGAATCTCGTACTTGCAATTTACGACCCAATTGTTTGCCTAAAATGATGCCTCTCTGAACTGCTTCATCATTACGCTGAATGTGTTTAACTCTATTCGGATTTGCAATTACATCTGCTTCATAATTTCTTGAACCATTAATGTATTCATCAGACATATTACTAAATAAACTTGGCATCGTGCAAATAATGTTTGAAGTCAATTTTTTAATAACAACTGATTCAATTGAATTCATTGGGCCGCCCATCGAAGTATCTACCATTCTAACTTCGGTGCCTGATTCTCGCAATGCATTAACGGTAGCTGCTTGTGCTTTTGATAATTTACCGGTTTTTTTCATGTCCCCGGAAAGAAAATCTTTTTGCTTTTGCAAAGCTTTTTGCAATTTTTCAAGTTGTCGTTCGGATAATGATTTAGATTGAGTATCTTCGCCATCGCCTTCTTCACCTTCTCCTTCGATATCATCATCAGCATCCTCGCCTGCACCTGACATTGAAGTTCCTTGTTCACTGCCAGACTCGCTAGGTGTAATTTGTGTTGATGCTGTCTGTTGTTCTTGTTCCTTAACTGCACCAATAATCAATTTATATACTTGGCACGCTACATCTAATGCCTCATTTGTATTGCGTAAACGACTTATGTTTTGCAAATCAATTACATTCCATATAGATCTCAACTCTTTTAAAGCATCCAATTTTCTTTTTGGATTAGTAAAATTGATGATATGAAAAAAGTAATCATCAATTGACTCATTACATTTTTCACCACATTCTAACGCCGTGTCAATGATTTTATCATTGAAGTATTTGTTATACATTGCTTCATAATACATACGATAACCTGGAGCATTTGTATAAATATAATAATCGATGCGACGGTCTTCAATCCAATTCAATAAGTCTTTTATCAAACCAAATTGTGCTCTAGTCATTGTCATGTCCGGATCAAATCCTTTCATTCGTATTGCATTAGCAAATACCGTATTTTCTAAGTATGAAGTATTTGAGCCTGTGGTTGTTTTGAACAATGTAAAGTCCGTAAGCAATATGTGCGAACCTTCATGAAGAGCTAATCCTACTGCGGGGTCAAAGTCTTTATCTTTAAGACTAGTTCCAATAACAACACGCTCGCCATCTGTATAACTTGAGTCATTGCTTTGAAAAACTACTGGAATTTGTTTACCCGTAACAATATTGACAAAATTACCTATAGCTCGTTGAGCAGCTGCTAACTTAGTTAAATCTACACCGCCATCTTCTCGTTTAAAATCAGTATCGAAATCTCTATCTAACCAAAAGCTAGATGCATACTTGGGAACATATGTTGTAATTATTTTGCCTGCTTGTTTCATATCTTTATTTTTATATAAATATTATAAGAAATTATCCAGTAATATCCAACCGGAAATAAAAAAAAAGAGAGGCAGACGTTTAGCGACCACCCCTCTTCGAGCTATGAAAAATTAAAACGGTGTTGCTTCGTTTGAAGCATCATTCCCTGTATTAAATATATCTTTCATTTCAGTTGCCATATGCTTCTGAATGATTTGTTTAACAAATGTTCTTTCGGAGTCAGCACCGCCCGATGCATCAAAGAAAGGAATAATTGCAACCTCGGAAGCTTCTGACAAAGAAAATCCGTCGGCTAACAATTCACATACTCTAACTGTCATACGCGTTGATATCATTGTTGATAGTTTGCCTTCTTCTGATCTCCATTCTTTGCGGGTTGCATCTGCAATATCTGCGACTGCATGAATCAAACTAGCTGATACTTTGTTGCCATATCGCTTTTGTAATAAGTCTTCTTCTTGAGACAATGACAATATATCAACTTCGATAATTTCAAAACGATCCATCAATGCTCTATCCAATACGCGCGTTGAAGTATACTCCGTACCAATGTTTGCTGTAGCAATAAAGGATACATTTGCTGCAACTTGTATAGTTGGTGAGTCAACATCTTCATCTAATCGCAAATAGCGTTGGCCTTCGTCAAGCACTGTCATTAAAATATTCCATGCTTCGGGGTGAGCTCTAGACAACTCATCCAATAAAATAACTGCATTCTCTGTTTGAATTGCTCTAACAAATGCTGACTCATCAAAGGTAGTTTCGCCTTGCTTGAAGTGTGTGTTACCAATAAGAGTTGCTCGAGGATCTTGCGTAGCACCCAAATTAAAATAAAAGAATGGACGATTAGTTGCTATAGGTAATTCTTTAGCTGCCTGTGTCTTACCACATCCTGCAGGGCCAACCATCATGATGTTTTTACCTCGCACGGCTGATCTAACTAGATACTTCCATTTAATGTCAGACATTTCTAAGCTAGCAGGTTTAATTTTATGTGCATTTTGAATCAATGCTAATACTGGATCGGCTTCTTGTTTAGTTTGAGGTTGAAGATCTGCACCATATGTTGCTTTCAACTCTTCTTGATTGATTTGATCTAATGCGACACGTCTCGCGCGACCCGTTTCATGATCAAAAATTAATGCTTCATCATTTGCAATTGCATGTTGCACCATGATGCTTCGAAATAACGTTGTAATATCATTACCGGTTACTAACTCGGAAATGTAAGCATTTCCATCTTGCGTATACTTAACTACGCCAATTGATTTTGTTTTTTTCATAGCTCTTTTATTTTTCTATATTATATGAAATAAAGAGCTAACATCCAACCTATTTTATGATTTTTTTTGATGTACCATCTTCGTACAATTCGAATACAAGGCCTGTATATGATTCATCAACTCGTTGTCCTAACATGTTATAGTAACCTATAATTTTCTTTTCACGAGTTCTGTTATCTAATGCAACCGGGCCATATATTTCATATTGTCCATCAACGTCATACTGGATTAGACGATAATAGTGGATTGCATGTTGATCAATATTATCTGAATGGTAGTAATTTATTTTTTCTGTTGAATTACCTGCTGCTGTTTTAGTTGCTACTTGAATCCAATTTTCACCATCACGTGATCTTTCAATGCAATAATGAGATGAATTATGTTCAGATGCTGTTGCCCATTTTAAAGAATTCCATAATGGATACTCAACACCATCAAAATATAGAAGTTCTACCGGAAGTGGAACAGATATTCTAACAGTATACTCCTCTATCTCACCCCAGCGATAAGCAGTAGTTGAGTAAGCATCAGTTGATGGTGTTGTATTCCAAACGGATAAAACTCTCATCAAAACATCACCGGTTATGGCGTCTGTTGGTACTGTTATATTTTGTGAAACACTATTTGCTGGTGCAGATTGTAATACGTTTTCAGTTACTTGAAACACACCATCACCATTCCAATCAATCCACGCAGCATACCCTTGACCAGGATCGAAAGTATTTGTTGCAGTAACTGATAGTGCGTATTGGGTTCCTTTGGTTACTTCAATTATCTGATTTGTAAAATCTTCATAAGAATCTCCATCATCTGTTGAGGTATTGTTTATGTTTGCTAAAGTTACGTTAGAGATATGATCGCCATCTTGTATTCCATAAGTTCCGCTAGTGGTGGTGTATGGTGTTGCGTTATTCAAGTTGACCGTTACAATGTTTGAGTTACCCGAGGGGCATGTACCGTCTTTTGATGTTGTTCTGAAATAAATCTGCGATTGTTGCACATTCATTATGATAGTATATGGATTAGAAGGACTTGACACAGACTCCGCAACACTTGTAAAGTTATTAAAAGACCATTCTAATTTAGTTATAGTTCCACCATTTCCGGAAGTTGTAAGTGTTGTTGCATCATTAACTGTCGTGTTAGTTTTTGTTGATGTTAACGTACCTCCTACAGTCGGTGTCGTACATATAGCTACTGATGTAATGCTTGCTAAAAATCCATCCCAAGCACCTATATTTGATATGTCAGTTGTCCATCTTATTGTTAATTGTCCTGATGCATTTTCAGCGGTTATTGCACTTGGTAGCGTTGTACCATTTAGTGTTGCTAATAGAGGTGCTGATGTGTTTGCTCCGTCGTAGATATACAAATAATCGTAACTCGTTTCCAAGTCCAATTGACTAAAATTTAATTGTAGTTTTTTTGTATTGTCAGATGGTGTTAATGTGATTGTTCTATTTACACTATTACCATATCCCGTTGACATCGGCCCAGCTGGACCACCGTCATCAGACAGTGAATATGTTAAAGATGAATTTAGTGTTTGAGAACAAGCACTTAAAATAGGTATCAATGTATTAGTAGATGCTGAGGTTGAAGTAATACCTAGATCATCAATGTATCTTGAATGTGTCCCTGAACCTCTAGCGTCTACCAATCTAATAAAAACATTTGTAAGACCTAGAGCTCCAATGTTTAACGTATATTGTTGGTATGTTGTTGTAGATGTGGTTACAGAACCTCTAGTTGTCCATGTAGTTCCATCGGGTGATGTTTGTACATTTAAAGTCCAAGCAGTTGTATTTGAACTTCTTCTATACCAAAAAGTTAATACTCCTGGATTTGCAATTTGTGGTGTTCTAATCGCATCACTTGCGGCATTAAAAGTTAACATATTAGTTCCTGTTCTTACAGGTGAAGTTCCATAAGGAACCGAAGTATTTACCCAAGTACCACCTTGTGTGGGCAGAGTGCTAGTGAAACTTTCATAGATTTGATACATGTTGCATTGTGATAATACAAATGTAGCAAGAAAAAATTGTGTAACAAATAAAAATGTTTTCATGGATCGGTTTATTATAAATATAAATTACATGTATAATAAATCCTAAAAAAACATAACTAGATTAATATTTCTTTAATCTAAATTATTATTTTGCGATTTATGCTTAGATTTTCTAGTATATTTCTTGCGATTCTTCTGAACCGCCGGCCTAGTTGCTTGCCAAATCTCCTGCATAGTTAATTCAATCTTTTCCATACAAATAAATATATGAAAATACGTTCAAAATTCAAATCACCAGTTTTCGATAGTATGCCATTTTTTTACTACATCATATGAAACATTAAGTTGTTTTGAAATTTCTTTTAAAGACAAATTTTGTTCCTTAAGTTGTTTAATCATTATAAATTGATATTCAGTTAAAGAACGTCGGGTTAATGATCTAGATCGTATTTGTTCTGGTGACCATTTTACCCATGGTTTTTTCTTATTTTTATGAGCTTGGCTGATTTTCTTTTTTGTTTCCGTTGAATGAGTTTTTCCCAACATCCTATTATAAGTTTTTGATTTGCCTTTAGCTGATAAACTTCGTTTTAGATTAGATTCAGCTGACATACAAATACAATTGTTACCATCGCCGCCTTTTGTTGAATTATATCCAGTATTATACGTATCATATAACGCAATCATTTCAATTTCTTTTATTTTTGCATCAGAATTTGATTTACATTCAAATAAAATTTTATGTTCCCAACATTCAACGCCATATTTTCTTAAAGCATTTTGAAATTTTGTATTTGTTATTTTTTTAATCGATTCCCGTACATGTTGTTCCCAACGGCCTTCCATGGAATTAGAAGTCCATCCAATATAACTTTTTTTAGTTATCAAATTAATATGTTGATATACTATTGCCATTATACAATTTTAGAAACAGGTGTTGATGACCACATTCTACATGACCAATATCTAGCACTAGTTCGATCTTTTGCTGTACTACATTTATGTCTTGCTCTAAATGATTTTCGTCGCTTTGGATTATCGCGTTTTATTTCCATATTAGGATCGCCAAAGTTAACCTTTACAACATTTCCTTTAGAATTTTTTACATAAACTTTATACTTGCGAACGTCACCGCGCATTGGTTTACCTAATTGAACTTTGCGGCCTTGATATTCGGCTTCATTAAGTCCAGGCTCAACTAGTTCTATATACTCCGGCTTATCAGTCGCGTATGCTTCTTTAATTGTTTCAATTAGACATTGCGGACAATATCCGGCTGATTCCGGTATACAATTTGGAACTTGCTTACCACCTTTTTCTTTCATTCCTCGTTGTTGGTATCCTTTCCAACAAGCTTCATCAATATACTGCATTACAACTCCTGCCTTATTGCTAATTTTGGTAAACGGCTACGCCAAACATCAAGTATTGATTCTTTGTCTTGCATGGTAATAGTACCGTTATTGACCCATATATTTAAATAATTATCTACTGTAGTTTTAAATGGTTGCTTGCTTTTCTTAGCACGATAATACAATCCTTGAATCATTGCATCTAATTCTTTTGGCAATGTAAAGTAACGTGCTGCTGGCAATTTTCCAGCTTCTATTTTGTTGCGTAATGCTTGATCCGATCTGATATATTTTCCGTCAATAGTATTCCAACCACTTTGTGTTAAATGTTCTATTTCATGGCGAAGCGTGTCTCGCAAATCTATTGCAACTTCACTTAATATGCCCGGATACTCTGCTGGATCAAGTTTAAATCGTATTTCTATAAGTGGCAATTCCGCCGAGTTTGGTTTTGTATCATTGAATGCATCACCACCTACCCGTAAATCTTTATAGCCATCAATCCATTGTACTTTGAGTTGCAAATAAAATTCTATAGGAATATCGGCGTTTTCTATTTCTTCAAAATAAATATGACGATATTGATCATCATCTAATATTTCCGGGACTTTTTCACCTTGTTTGAAATAAATCTTTTCTCCGGCAAATTGACCCGCAGCATCTTGAGTTGCTGCCCAACTGTCTTTGATAATAGCTAGAAGTTTATTAGATAATTTAGTAACTAAACTATCATATCTACCTTCAATTAAAAGTGCCTTCATTGATATCATCTATAATAAATATCACTCAAGCAAATTGTAATTCCAATAACGTTCTTTATCTTGATTAAAAGGATTCCCAGATTGCTGATAGTAACAATTCATACAAAGCATTTGCAAATTTTCTACCCGATGATTTGTTTCATCGCCATCTATATGATCTAACAGCAATGGCACTGTATCATCTGTTACTCTGCGTTCGTCATAGCCGCAAGATGCACATTCTTCTCGAAATATACCTAATGCTAACAGTCTGTTACGAAGTTTCCATGTTGGATAGTTAGGATGCTTACCTTCTAGAATATTTGTTATGCTGTATATACCTTTTGCAGCTTTCTGTACATCTTTGGGTATGCCGATGCCGAATTGATTTTTATGAAGTTCATAAAGAGTCTTACCGGATTCTCGGTCTGTATATAAACGAGCATATTTTTTATAAGTAGTAAAAGACACTTTGAGAAAGCGAGCAGCTTCTGCATTAGATTTTGTATTTTCCATTGCATAGCGAATCTCACTTTCCGGTATGTCTAGGGCTGTTTTGCCTATACCATATATGTATTTATACTGTTTATCGGCCATTAATATACTCCGTGCTTTCTAAGCTGTCTAACAGCTTCTTTTGGGTCTGTGCATGCATCAAACATTTCCTGAAGCATTGTTTTTAATTTAAGAGCTTGTGCCGTAAAGAATGAAGGATGTACTTTGCTTTGTCGTTGAACTTCAGAAATCCAATATGAATATGCTGGATATGATTCGTTAAATCGATCCGCATCACTTCTTGTTTCCCAATATTCAATTTGGTCTTTCAAAGGCCATAAGTGAATTGGCAAATTTGCATCTTTGCGAATACCTGATTTAAATGGTTGATTCTTATCTCGATTTATGTTTTTCGAAATAAATTTGTCCATGATGTTGATAGAACGATCCTTCGGAGACTCTCCGGTGTGAGCTGATTTTTTACCCATTTTGTTTGTTTTTTTCCATTAATATAACTAATTTACGCCACGCATCTTCTGCGGCATATACATATTTTTTAAATTTTAAGATGTCTTGATCAGAACGAGCCGTTTCCGCTTTTCGCATATTGCGATGGTATGCTGCATGAAGCAATCCAATTCTAACTTTTCGAATTATGTTTATCATCTTTTTCTAGTGTAACCGTTAAACCTTGTTCTGTTAGCAATTCCCTTACAGATTCGCATACTACATAACTATCAACAAATACCGCACAACGCTTTTTATTGTGTGTAATCAATGCACATTGATGAGCTTGAAATTCATTGTGACTACAATAATCTATCAAACAATTGATGACATGATCAAACGTAATGTTGTTGTCATCATGCAAAATGACTCGCCATGTGCCACGCTTACTTCTCGATTTCTTTTTTAACATCTCTAATGATTGCACATTGTTCATACAATTCTCGTTTTTCTGCATATTGTAATGAATCGTCTAGAAATTTATTTTTGCGTTGTATGTCCCACGCATCAGGCCATTGCCAATCATCTGTCTTCATAACATTGATTGAGTCAACAAATAATCTTGTTATAAAATTTTCTGCGATCATAACTTATAATATGTATTTTTTTAGAATTATCCAAATTGAATTAAAGTTTATCAAAAATAGTTTGTGCAGATTCCATTCTAGATTTTTTGCTTAATTCTAGTTCCTGCTTACCCATTCGTTCTGAAAGCTTTGCAAATCCTAATGCTTTTTCTTGAATCGTTGGGCCATATAACATTGCTGCATTAAACATGTTTTTTTCATAGTTTGGAGTATTAACAATGCCTTTTGGTAATCCGGGGATAAGTTTTCCTCCGCTTTGTTTACTAGTATAACCATTTTTAAGTTCAACTTTAAGAAACCAAATTTGTGTTTGAGTATCAGCTTCAGATTTTCCTAGTAGTTTAACATATTGTTTTAATGCTATTTTTCTATCACTGCGCCATTGAATTAAGCCAAATGCACCACTACCATCTAACGTTCCTTCGGTTGGATCGAATGTAGATTCAGCCCACATATTTCCAACTATTGCTGCAGCTTCAATTTTAGTAAATCCTACTGAAATTAAAGATTTTGCTAGTTGTATTCCAGTATTGATAGATTCGGGATGTTTCGATAATGGTGTATTACTTTCCTTCAACAAAGACTTTAACCGAATCATTTTCCTTGTCCTCGATACAATTTTTTATAGTTTTTTGATCTTTTGCTTTTAGACGTATTGCATTTTGAATGAACACCCGGACGACTTACTTTTGGTCGTTTTAAGAATGCTGCGGTTGAAGATGCTTTTACTTTTGCTGCCATTATCTATCCTTTTTGTTCTCTGATAATCAATTCACCTAATACTTCCAATCGTCCTACCTCACGTTGAAACTCTGTTTGAGACATTGAAGTAGATATTTTTTTGTATGTTTCTTCAAATTCCTTTTTGGCTTTTTCTACGTCAAACCGTCCTGCAGCTGCTCGTTTATAGTAAGGCAATTTAACTTTGAAATGATGCCATGTTAAAAGTGCTAATCCACCTTTCTTATGTGCGGTGTTAGCAATCTTTTCTGCACCAGCTTCTCGGGTATCGGCAAATGATTCAAAAGTATCTTTCTTTGCATCTTTTGATTCAAAAAGTAAATTCATTAGTTTCATATTAATAAATATTACTTGTTTGTTTTATCTTGTTTGAATTCGGTCATATATGAATAATCTGTTTCATATCCAGCTTTACCTTCAACTGAATAAACTGTCATATCAATTTTATAACCTGGATTCTTATCAATTCTATTAAATGTCCAAGCATTATCCATCCATATGATTCTGTTATTAGGATAAATAAAATAATTTCCATTATCCATTTTAAATACATGTCCGCACTTATGTTCCGGGGTTTCAGAAAAATTAGTATCTAATACATTCCGATTTTCATGACTCCAATCCAACGTAAACATGTATACGCCTTGTCGTTTAACTCCAGTAATGCTAATTAAGTCAGCACGTAATCCAGACATTCGTTCTCGTACTTGAACATCAATATAAGAAGAAAAACAATCCCAGTATACGTGTTCTGTTAGTGGCAATTTTTCAGCATCTTTTTTCCAACAAAATGCGTGAATAGGTCTTCGGGTCCAATTAACTCCATTTTCTAGAAATACTTCAAATAATGGTGATCGTTTTTGAATTGATGCTACAGAATGGACATCTGCTGCAGTAAACTCGCCAAAATCTTTTTCATGATTAAATAAAAATTCATTACGTATAAAACATGTAATGGTTGGAATGTTTGCGTTTAAGTAAGCCAATCGATTTCCTCTTTAGTATAAGTACATGTTAATTCATGCCCTGGTTGAATATTTGTTATTGTAACATATCGATCTAAAGTCAAATCATGAAATACATTAGGTGTGTCTGAATGATTGATATAATATGACATATTAATATTATTATATGTTCTAGAAAGCCAAATTCCAAATTTATCTGAATTACATGTAGAAGTTAAATATGAACGTATTTCTTGATTATCGATTGCATTGTATGGAATATGGATTGTATCTGATTCAACATCTTGAAATAAAATAAATCCTGCAGGAATATCCGTAAGTGCGAAAACACCAACTCCGTCACATACAAGCGACGGAGCTAATTTAGTTTTACCAAATTGATTGATACTATGTAGTATCTGTTCAAACATTATTTTTTCAATGATTTAAAATATCCAATTTGTTGATCATGTTTCTTTGTAGCTGAACGTGTATCAAATGTTCCTAGATTTTTGCCTTTGTGACTATATAAACGATATCCATCTTTTACTTTGCGAATAATCTCTTTAATGAATTGTTTCATATCACCATTTTGTGGATCGACCGGAACGAATTGTGGTTGTGTGATATTACCGCCAAAACCTGGCATTGTGTCGCCATGTTGTTTGTAATATGTTAGGTAATCTTTAACTCGGTTCATGTAATCAGCAGCCAATGTTATTTTAGCTTCCAACCACTCCGGAAGATTGTCAGTTTCGGAAATCATATCAGCAACTGCCTGAGCATCTTCTGCACATTCCATTGCATCATGTTTAGCCATTGACCCTTCGGGCTTTTGACATCCGCCTCGAGCACCACCACACCCGCAACCACATTCGTTAAGCCGTTTCACGTTAAGCCTTTGCTACAATAGACCAAATTGCACCGGTAAGTGTAAGAACACCACCAATGATTTCTGTTACTACGGCTTCATCTACTAGACCTTTAGCAACAACAATACCACCTACGAAAGTTAAGGTATGTCGTACAATACCTAATACTTGTTCTTTTGTTAGTTTCATAATTTTCCTTTTATATAAATATATTAATGTTTAATTAAGGTGTTAGTTGAATATATGTCCAAAACGTACCGTCATATATATACAACGTTGTGTTTGGTATATCAAAATACATAGAGCCAGTCGTTGCAGATGCCCCTGGACTATTTACTGGTATTTGTAACCCGCCGTTTTTGAATACATTAGACAAGTTTAAAGATGCGTTCGGATCAAAAGATACTATAGAACTAGATACATTAATATTATTATGTCGCATCGTGAGAATACCATTTGAATCAGAATCAATTACCGTTCCAGTACCAGTAACCAATTGTCTAAAACTTCCTGTTACCGCTAAAGAACCAGTAATTTGGGCGCTACCAGTAAATGGAAATCCAGCTCCGCCAGCATTCAATGCAAATGATGCAGTTGTAGCAAATGATGCTGATGTTGCGATACCTGTTAATGATCCAGAGAACGATCCTGTTGCTATTACGGTATCGGTCGATCCGCCACTCAACGCATCTATAGCTCTAGTTACATGTTCAGCTTGTATTGTACCGCCGCTAGTAATACCTGTTTTATTTATTATTGCCATTTATGTTCCTTTTCTTATATATAGGCCAATTTTTTGTTTTTTCATTCAACCATTCTTGACGATCATCACATCCACAATCTTCATCAAGTATTTGTGCAATTCGTTGTGCCAATTTGTCCAACCCTGTTGCTGCGGTTATTTTTTTAATATCATCACCTAAACCTTTACTAGACATAACGTGCTCCATTTTGTATTGCATTTCGCAATTGAATTAATAATGTATGTTGTTGTGGTGTTACCGGTATTTCAAATACACGGGTACCTGGATATGAATATGTTTGTTCTGGATGCATCATGATGCTATGGCCGGTATCATCAATTCCTAAAACTCGATGTGGTACATTCTGCATTGTGATGTTACTGCTAGGTATCATGGTGCAACGACCCGGGTGTAACCATTGTCCTTGAGCATCTTCAACGCCCCCACTACGTTTAATTATGTCATCCCATCCTGCATCATCTAACATACTCTTCTTTAACATATGAGCAGCTAAAGATTCTGCTATGCTGGGTTCATATCCTTCTTGTAATACTTGTTCTAATTGCATATGACCCAATTTAATAGTATCATTTAATTCTTTTAAACGAGCTATTAGACCTTGGCTACGAAGCTTCTTGAATGCTAAATTTTCTACTGCGTATTCGCCTTCTGCTTCTAATCCAGTTTGTCGCATTTTATATAAACGTTGCAATATGTCTTTGATTTTATGTTCAATCCTAGGATCAGATTCTTTTAGTTTTTCGATTTCATATTCAATTGGAGCAGCTTTAGCTTCAATCATTTCATCATCGATGCTAACCGTCTCTGCACTAGGCTTTTTTATCCATTTACCACGCATTACAGAATATTGGCCTACTGATGAATGCAGTCTATCATTCCAATCTTGGGCATATAATTCAACATCCATTCCTTTATATTTAAGTGGATAATTGTTATTCCATATGCTTTTTTTAGCCATCATGTAGTTTTTAACAAGATGTAAATTAGCATCAACAGCTTGATAATCTATAACAACATGTAAATCAATATCAGATGCATTAGTCCAATTGTAATTTGCATTGCTACCAATTAGCAAAATATCTAATATCTGTACATTTTCTGGAATTTCTAGGAAATCAAAAAATGCTTTTGCAATGCGAATGAATTTTTCAGTAAGGCCACGTTTGATATGATCGCCATCCCAAAGCTTTGGATTAAGAGTGCCATGTGTTCTATATTCTAAAATCATCATTTTACCGTAGAACCATATGTATAATCATCTTGAGCTACTTCATAATCAGAAAATTGGCCTGGATCAACACCGACAGCTGTTAATGCAGCATTGACAGGACCAGCTCCATATAACTTAACAACGTCTGCCAATTGTTGTCCCGTGTCTTGAAGATCTTCCCATGTATCTCCTAATGCCTGAGCCATTATAGTTTTGGTCAATGGCCAAATTACACCATTAACGTCATCACGACTTTTCAAACCTAAATCTTCTGATACATCTTGTATCTCATTCCAAATAATATCTGCATTTTTTGCAAATGAGGTATTAATCGCCGATGCAGTTTGTGATGATAATAATTTATTATATTCATCATGTTTATAAACATTCCACAATACGCCGCCTTCTTTTTTTGTATGAGTAGCCATTGTTCTAGATATATCATCTATTAGTGGTTTGTATGTTTTATTATTACTAGTCCATTTTGCTAATTCTTCTACATCGCTAGCTGATAATTTATTAAAATTAACAAAGCCTTTACTATTAATAGCTTGAGGATGTAATTGCGTTAATTTATTGCGTAATGCAGTTTGAATCGGAGCAGGTGCTGAAGATAAGAATGTTTGTACTCTATTATTTAATTTCGGAGCAATTGCTGCAGGATTTGGCATAAGTTTATGCAAAATAGCCAATTGTCCGGGTTTATTCATTTTACTTAAAAATCTAGTTTCAGTTGCTTTAGTGATAGCGTTTAGACGCTTTGCTGGAAAAAATGTTGCATTTTTAATTCTAGGTATAATACCTAATGTTATCGCATTGAATACTTTTTTAGGTAAGCTATTACCCTTCATCGTAGTTTTTAATTCTGCAGGTGATAATGTACTGATATTTTTTACTGCAGCTTTTTCAGAATCTAATGCCACTTTAGAAGCTGCATTAAGTTCATCAATTGCCATTCCGTTTGCTTTCATGAAATCAGCGCCATTGTCAATAAAATCACCTACCGGTTTTGTATTTCCGGGAACAAATCGCAATCCGCCTTTACCTCTTCGTAATACGCGTTCGATATCAACCATACCATCTGCAATCATTTGTAATTGCGTAGGACTTATTGCTTTTGAGTCTAGTAAGTCTTTATAAAGAGCTTGTAAAATATTAACTCTTTTCGTACTTCTAGCCAAAAATGCACCTTTTATCAATACCGATAATTTAGCTAGTCTAGTTCCTTTATAAATTCCTTTAATACTTAATTTTAATACGCTACCAATAACCGGAATAATTGCTAATAATGATAAAAATCCATCAAAATATTTATCTCTTGCAAAATATATTAATGCATTTATTGCATCAATTGCATCACCTATTACTGGAACTAATCCTGCGAAATCTAATACCGTTTGTATAGTATCCATCGTATCCCCGGATATACCTAAAAACTCTTTTGGTTCTTCAATAGCTTGTTCTGCATCTAATAATGCAATGTTAACAAATTTGGCAGGCGGTCCACTTATCGTAGCTAATACCTTTTCATCGGCAATTTTAATTATAGCAGATGGCGTAAAATTAATTAGTTTAATTTGACTATCGTCATATACCCAACCTAGAGTTCTGCTAAGATTATATGAATAAACTGCGCCATCAGAGTAAAATCTAAATTTATCTTTACGGATTTCGTCAATATCTGTAACTAGTTCATATGCTACTGGATTAGGGCCCATTAATTGTTCAGTTGCCCCTAGTTTTTTTAAAAATTCTGCTTCTTTAGCTTTATTTACCTTAGGATTTGACCAACTTGTGTCAGCTTTTTCAGTTTTTTCAATTAATTCTGTTTTGCAAATATTTGCATGTTCTTTAATTAATTCAATCTTTGCAAACACATGTTCTTGATTAATTATTTTTGATAAATATACTTTTCTATTCATAATAGTCCTAATTCATATAATATAAATATTGCTACTTCCAAAAGAGCTGAATAAGAATGATACAAAATGCTAATAGCAGTGACGTAGCCGTTTTTAGATTAATTGCTTCTTCACGGAATGCATACGTCATTATAGTAAAAATGAATATGCCAGCAACGAAAGAAGTAAATCGCCCGGGCCAAAATAATCCTCCGAATCCACTAACGGTATTTCGTGTTGCTTCCATAAATAGCCACGTTATCGGAACTCCTAGTAACATTAACCATAGCTTATAAGTTTTAGCCCATGGCCATATCATAGGCCCATTTACTTGAATCCATACGATGATTTGTCCTAGCAAAAACATTGCAAAGGAAATAGCAATATGTTTATAATTCATTTACAGAGTTTTAAGCATCGCAATCATTCGAGGGCATGGATGAATATCTGATTTGTCTTTACGATAAGAATTATGAGTATATACACCATTCTCCCCGCGTAATGCTCGTTTTGATACTGCCCACATATCCACATCTCGATATGTTAAATCAATATTATATAGTTGCTTCCAATATGTTAACAATTGACGAACTGATTCTATTTGTGCATCTGTATAACGATGATAATATTTATGCCCTTTATACGGAGTTGCTAATTCAGTAACTTGATCAGCAAGAACTTCTCTATCTACATAATTATAAAACTTATCACCACGTTTTTCCAACGGCCCCCAACTGCAAATTTCAATTCCTATAGATGTTTTATCTAAATTTTTAGCAGGAACACCGTTTGCACGAAATACATCACCTTTAATACCTAAATGATATGCCCAATACTTTGATGAAAATGCTTGACAAATTTCACCATCAAATGTATCTTTTGATAATCCTTTACCAGATATAGTCACGCAGGTTGCAATGCGACCTCTATCATCCGTGTTCCACATTTTAATTGTAGCCGGGCCTGATGAATTACCTGCAGTATGGTGTAATACAATTTGTGTTTTTACTGCCTCTTCTTTAAGATATTGTGATTCTGAAAGTGGCACTTGTTTGATTTTTGTAACATCTAAACTCATTGTTAATCCTTGTTATGTTTTCGTTCTCCTTTGTGAAGATCTATTTTATCTAATATTTGTGTTAAAAGTTTTGCTTCAATAAAGCCGGCCATTGCTGCATTTTTAAGAGCACTAATGATTTGAAAAAATACAAATGGAAATATTATAGTTTCACTCAACCATGAAGTTCCTGGATATGCTTGTTCTATAATGAGCAACGTTGTTAAAAATACAATCCATACAACTATAGTTTGAAGTACTTTAAGCGCTTTATATGTTTTAAATCCTTCTCGCTTAATTCCAGCAATTACTCCAAAAAATCCATCTAACAATGCTACAGCTACAACTGCTAAATACTGTTCTGAATTTTCCATTGTTAAATTCAACAAATACGTGCAAAGAAATGATATTGTTGTTGTGCTTACCAAAAGAAATGTTTTCATTCTACTCATACCTTTAAACTACTGGTTGTTCATCTTTTTTTACTGTTTGGTGAGGCGAAAACTTGTCTGCCGTTGTGCTAAACATGGCAGCAATAACAATGTACTCTATAGCTGATATTAAATGTTCATTAGGTGCAATAGATTTAGGATATAAAGAGTTTATAAACATCATTACTACTAATGATACGAATCCCGTTACGCCAATAAGTCTTCTAGATGATACGTCACCAGACTTTGAGTCTGATACTAAACGTTGAAGGAAACTTTTGGCTTGCTGCATTGCATTCCTTATTTTTAATAACATTCGTTTTCGTTTCATAGATAAATATGTTGTTGGTTGAGTTTAATGAGATTTTTTTCATATGTTTCTGTCGACCATATGCTAATAGTTAAATTTCCTAATGCAAACTGCATCCCAACTTGATCTAAATTAGATAATGATGCATCTGCTGCTAATATTTCTGGGAGTTGTTGAATGTATTGAAAATCGGTAGCAGTTAAACGAGTTGCATCGAATGCTACAATAATATCATTTTCATCTTCCGGTGTATTGAAATTGGTGCATAATACGCGACGGGTTAAATCAAATCGAGTATTTGGTTGTTCTCGTTCAATATATGCAGTGGTAATTACTTGCATATCATCATCAATATAAATTCGGTCACACCATGGCTCTAATGCATCTAACAACTGCAAGTTACAATTACGAACTACAAATGCTATGTTGTATTTAGGAGGAATAATTGGTTTCATGAAATTATCATGTTTTACAAAATGTCCCCATTTA